ATCATCAGATATGGCAGATTCCATATCAGCACGAAATTCTACATCACCTAGTCCCTTACCTCCCTGCGATAAAAAATTTTGATTATTTTTGTAAGCTTGGCGAAGATTGTAAGCTTCTTTACTAAGTATCTGAGATTGTTGGTCGGCTTCTGCATCGCTATCAAATTGTATAAAGTTGCCTGTATCCATTGCTAATTTATATGCAGCTTTGGGTTTTAATTTTACTAGGGAATATGAACCATCAGCTTGTTCTTGAGGGACTACGGTTGGAAAAAGTTTACCATCCATACTTACTGTTTGAACAGAGGCTTCTTCCCCATCTACTTCTATAGTTGGACTTGACGGGTCAAGCATCCGTCTAACGAAAGGTTTTTCATAAAAACTTTCAGGTACTTCTATATTCAGTCCTTTTTCCATAGCCATTATGCTACCGCCTTAGATATAACTTCATCACGCAATGTGCGTAATCTGCGTAATTCTTTAATGGCACCCTGTGCTTGGTACATGGCTTTCATATCATCGCCTTGTTCCATATTACGATGCATATCAGTGATACGGGATTCCATATACATTTCTAATGCATCAAGATTACGCTTAACATTAACGAGGGGTAAAAGTTTCTTAGCTATTTCTGGGGTCATTTAAGTCCACCCATAATGCTAGCTAACTGCGCACCCATATCTTGGCCACCTTGTGGAGGGGGCGCTTGTTCTGGAGCGGCACTAAAGCCCTGTTCGCCAGGAACTGCACCTCCACCGATGCCGATGTTACCGCCACCTCCCCCAGACATATCCATTGGGTTCACACCTTGAGCTTGTTCTTCTGGGCCGGCCATACCACCGGCGGCTCTAATAATTTCCGCTTGACGGAATGCCTCGCGTTCATCATTGATTAGCTTTTCTGCATCTAAATCCATAGCCTGTGCCAGCTCGCGCAATACGACAGGGAATTTAACAAATGATGCTAGGTTAGGATTGCCGGCGATTTGAAGAAGTTGGAGCAGACGCTGGCTACGAACCTCATTCTTCATAAGGCTTTCTGTGCCACGCGCTTTGATTTCTAAATCGCCACGGACGGCTGGGTCAAAATCAAACTGCATGTTAAATGCATAGAATGCTTCACCAAGCGGCTGTAGCAAATAGTCATCAATGTTTTTAACCACGCCTTTAATGCTAATCTGGGCTGCACCCATAAGCATAGAAATACCTGCCGCAGTTCTGCCAGTTCCTTGTACGCCTGTTTGTCCGTGTGAGTATGAAGGAATACCTGTGGCATCGTCAGCAAGCTGTCTAGCCTTATCAAACATCATCATATTTTCACTGGATACATTAGGATACTTAGTCCCAAACAAAGATTGACCCGGTGCTCCACCTTGGCGACGGAATACTTTGCCCGGATATAATTCTAGGTCTTGGCCCGGAACAAGATTGGTTTCGTCAATCTCAAAGATTAAATTGCCTGACAAAACAGCGTTATCGACAGCCATACGCATAAAGCCATTCATCAATGCCTGTGTATCAGTCATGTTTTCAGCGAGGCCGACACCAAAAAATGAATACGGATTTAACTCGTATGGTGCGGCAAAATACGGGATGCGCTTTGGTGTAAAAGGATTAATAACAAGACGTAGAACTTGATTATGGCAAACCCAACAATTTACCTGCAACGTATCTAGGTCGTCAAGTTCGCTAGGTATTTCAAGGCCGGCTTCTTCAGCTTGGTCTTTATCAATGTTTCCCCAGTATTCAAGTATTTCAAATCGGTCTACATTAGAGGTATTGCGATAGTCTTCAAGGTCTGATTCCCACCATTTACGTACGTAATTAGTTCCCATGCTAGCTGCAGAATCAATAGCATCATGACGGAAGTATGGACGCTTTTTTAGGTTACGTAATTCAGAAAAACTTAACCGATGACGTTGAATGACAAATTCACACTCATCCATGTTCTTTGCATCAGAATCAGGATATAAGTTCCACAAGGAAACATTTTCTACTTTAGGCACTGTTTTAATAATAGGTGTGTAGTTACCTTCCTCATCCCAATTAGGGTATTCTTTGTCATATGCAAATGGCCCCTTCAGAACACCCGTTCCAAATAAGGCCATTTCAAATGCTGTGTGACGCAGATGCTTAGAAGCACTTGACTCTTCTAGCTGGTCAAGCATCTTCTTTTCCATGCGTTTGGCTGCAGTTTCTGCAGGATTGTACGTCTGAGATGTTGCAGTCTTACCTGGTCCTGCGCGTAGCTTATCGCCCAATTCTCCAAGTTCTTCCGAAAACACTCCTAATTGGATATCATCAAGCATCTGGCTTGTGGCGCCAGGCGGCAAGTCAGCCCCATCTCCCGGAAAGCCATACTTGCTTTGTAATTCTTCCATAGCATTCGTATCATCTTTAGGGTCAAAATGTACCGCTTCTTCAACACCTTCGGGAATTATGGTAGAGTCAACCCCTAAAGGAAACCTTTGCCCTGCAAATAGAACGTCAATAATTTGACCGTATGCTGCTAAAACTTTAGTTTTAGTAATTTTAATGAATACTTTAGATTTCTCAGTGGACGTGAATTGTGTTTCTATGCCGTATAAGCCGCGATATTGGCGATAGGCATTTAACCAACGCTCTTCTTCTTCTTGGCGACTAGATTCTACACTTTCAAATTTATCTGAAATATAACCTGCAAGTGCTTCAGAACCAGAAACTGGTTCAAATACTAGTGCTTCAATGTGTTCTTCATCAGCCATAATTAATATCCAAAGGTTGCATCAGCGGGCTGCCATCGTTGATTCGGTGGTCCACCAGAAAAATCAAAGACAGAACGTGATTTGGGGCGCGTCATAATACCATATCGTAACGCATCATATAAGTGGTCTTCTACTTTAGTGTTGACATCTTCTGGGTTAGTTTTATCCATTGGAAGCGTTGGCAATTGGGCAATTAAGTTAGTACAGTTACTCATTATCTCAATGCCGGCTCTGCCGCTTTCCTCGTCAACCTGCAGTCGTCTATGCAGTTCGTTCTTTCCTGCAACACGGCTACCCCTGCTTCTGTCGGATGGGCGCCACCTACACCCTTCAACAATCATTTGTTCCGCAAGGGATGGTCCTGTATCTCCGCGCTTATGCCAAAGTGATGAATCGAGTACACCATAATGTATGGATTCCCCTTCTTCAGCATTTAGTACCATATGGGCTAGCTCTTTAGCAGGCACTTTACTTACATACAGCTCCCTGTAAACAATTAGTGTTTCGTTAGTAGGGTCTACAGTAAACCAAAGAACACCAGAAGCAGAAGCGTAGCCATAATCGCAAGCCCTGAACTTTCTCCATGAGTGCGGTATTTCAAATGGGTCAATAACGTGTACCCGCCTATCAAATTCCGAAAACGCCGCACCTTCAGCAATATCCCAAGAACCTTCTAGTAACTGCTTACGCTGTACTTCTGGCAGTGAGAGCAGCATGGCTTCATAATCGCCTGCTTCGTATAAATATGGGTTATCCAACAGTTTAGCTGGCACAAAACGCCTGTTAAAAAGAGGCTGACCTGCTTTAGAATGCTGACTTGGGTAGATAAGGGTTTCACCGGTGGTAATATCCGTCGCCCAAAAGGGTCTTCCAGGGGTTGACGGGTCAATGAACATTTTCTTAACCCAAGCATGTCCAGGTCCGCCAGGGTTCGTTGTCGCTCGCATGAAGACTGGTAGCGAAGGGTCTGCTGTTCTAAGACGCGAGCGTAAATAATCCCAAGCATAAGGTGTAGCGTACTGTGTTAGCTCATCTATGCCAATATACGTAAATGCCTGACCTTGGTAACGTAGGACGTCTTTATCCTGTTCTAGGTAAGTCATCCATATTCTGGCACCGGAAGGAAAAACCCACTGACTTTTCTTTTCCATCCATTTCGCACCCGGATAAGCATTCGGGTACATTTCTTGACTTTTGTGTATCAACTCACGTAATTCATCATTTGTTCTACGTAGAATTAGCGCGTTAAAGTTTTTATTGTTGCAATAGCGCAACGGGTCAATAATCAAAGCATAAGACTTGCCGCCTCCGGCTGCGCCACCGTATAAGACTTCGCGCTCAGGTGCGGCAAGAAAATCCGTTTGAGGGCCGGGATTTGGCTCAAACAGGATTTTATCTTCGGGTTCTTCATTTGCGTGCTCAAATCCCGAGGTTCCCATAATTTCAATTTCGGGTTCTGGGTTTTCGAGCCGCTCAAGCTTCTGTATTTTTTTCTGCGCCATATTAAGTTGCATACGTGCAGAACGTTTTTGTTTAGCTAAGCGAGCCTGTTCTTTTTCCTCTTTAGTTTGAGGTGTTGATGTTGCCTTCGTTTTGGGCCTTGGCGGCACGGCGTTTTTGTTCAGCATACTTCCGTCTGTCTGATTTATCTGTCTTTACGCGTTTCCACAAACCCATAGGGGTTATAGAGCGCCCTGTGTACTCTGTAAGCCACCTTGCTACTTCTGGGTAGGATGATGCCTTCAAGTAGTCTAGACCCTGCTCCAGCGCCTCTAATTGCTCATTAATAGGCTCTAAGAGCTGTGGGTCATGCTTCGACCTTCTGTACCCCCAAGGTACTCTAGGTCCATTAGTTCTTTCATAACGCTCAGTTGGATTCAATTTCTGGGCTAGTGTCATCATCTTTTGCTGGTAAAATAAATACCCCAATTGGTTTATCTGAAGAAACGTTTAGTTTTTCTACTTTAGAAAGGCCAACTCTATCCAACACTTGTTGGGAAGCGGCTAGTTTTTCCCTATTGCCTACAGCTGATGGGTCATCAATAACGCCAACCATTGATAAAACGGCTTTAGGAGCGTTAGCTGCCATCTCTAATTCAGCACGTTCTATAATTTCAGTACGTAATGCCTGTATTATAGCATATGGATTAGTACTTGTCGAGTACCCCGCTAAACGCATGGCTTTAGCATAGCTACCTTTAGCTTCACCAAATAGGGCATCTAGAAAGTTATTCTGTAATTCTGTAAGTTGTTTAGGCACGAGGATTCACCTTTTTTCCTGATTTAGTTCGCGCAAATGAACGATTTGCGCTACGGGGTTTAACAGCTAACTTTTTGTTGTTCATAGGATTGCCCGTAGTATGATGTACGTCTTTTCCATCACCCTTGGTAACTTTACCCTTTTTAGCCATAATGGCTCTAGCTGCATTACGGGATGCCCGCCGTTTCTTTTGTTTAGGCTTTGCATGGTACTTATCATACTCAGCCCTATAGTTACGTTTGGTCATGCCGCCATCCTTCGTTTTTGACTATTTAGGCAAAATAGCAATAGCTAAAAATAAAATACCTATAGCAGCACCGATTACAGCACCTACTATAGCAGTAGTCTTTACATTTTCCATCATTTCTTCTTGTGCAAGACGAGCCTCACGCCTAGCTTGCGCAGCAGCTTCTTTTGCTTCTTGTATTCTTTTAGCTCTTTCATTTACAATGCTTTGCCATGTATCAGGTCCGAAGCGTAAATTCACCATCATGGCAATTTCTTGCATTTTTTCTTGTGCTACTTTAGCGTCAATCATTTCTTGTGCTACAGACTTAATACCGAACTGGTCTGTTATTCCGGTCTTAGATTTTTTAGCGCGTTGTTGCTGTACCTGCTTTTCACCCTCAAAAAGATTGTCGATATACCCAGCTATATCACCAATATCATTAGCAGTACCAATTGCAGATTTAATACCATCTACTGCGCTTTTTACAAGGGCTATACCTGCAAGTGTTTCTGCAATCATAACGTGTTGGTTCCTATTTAGGTTCTGGTCTACATACTGCTGTTATAGGCAGTCTTTTGCCATCTCCTACTGGAACAGATTGTTGTCGGGACAATCTTTCAGCAAAATAAAGGCACCTGTTTATGTCGTCAAACTTTTGTGTTTTATCTATTACTTTTGCGCCTAGATACACATACAAAGCAAAAACAATCACTAGACAGCGTGGGTTGTGTTAAAAGGCACCATTATTCATTCCAATCAAGTATTTTACGGTGCTTTTTCCAAAACCAATTACCAATAAACATAAAAGGTTTACCCCCATACAAAAAAAGTAAAGCTACATATTTAATTACATTTCTTTTGATTACAGCTGTGTTAATCATTTCTTTTTTGTCATACCCCCACGCATCATTTTTTTAGCTACGCCACCGCGCATCATTTTCTTAGCGGCCATTTTAGGCATTCCGCCCCCACGCATCTTTTTGGTTGCTACGCCACCGCGCATCTTTTTAGATGCCATTTTAGTTTTGCCCTTCATTTCTCAATCTCCGTCTTTCTATTACTAATGATTCATACACTTCCGCAGGGAAGTGTTCATAGTACCCAGACTTCTCCAGACTCAATGCTGCGTCATCTAGGGTTGATAGCCTTTGTACAAATACCATGCAGTAGTTTAGGCTAGGGTCTACTACACCATCTTCGACTAAAAAGTCCAGACCGGCTTCTTCAGCGTCATAGTCTGGGTGAAACACCAT